TCCAAGGTGCATTAGATCTTGGAGATATGGAATTTGAAGTTCTTGGTGAACATGTTTTAATGCGCGCGGATAAAAACCAAGAATGGAAAGATACAAAGGGTAATACACTTGGAAAAGATGCAGAAAGCGCTTTTAGAGCCATGAATGAGAAGGATTTAGCTGAATATGCTAAAGAATTTGAAGCCTATAAGCAATCTATTGATACTTCAAAAACAGATATGGAAATTCCTGGTACTACCTATACTATAAAAGTTGAGGGCGATCATTTTATTCTTGTTAAGGAAGAGGACGGAAAAGAAGTATAGGTTGGAGGACAATTTAATACAGCTGATGAGGCGTTGAAAGGATCTAGGGCTGAAAGAATTCGTGCGTTAGAAAAAGAAAAGTCAAAGCTTAAATATAAAGATCATGGTACACCAGAAGAAATGAATGAACAGACCCATGAGATTCCTAAAAAACGTAAGGAAATATAGGATGAAATAGATGCTTTACGTGCAATGTCTGATGAGGGCTATAGTGAATGGGTCAAATCCATAGATCAAAATGGTAAATGGATTGGTAGTAAAAAAGCTGGTAAGGGCGCGCATGGTTATATTACTGAAGAAGCTCGTTCTAAATTAATTGCTGGGAAATATACTGCTGAATCATTGCGAGATGAGGCTGATAATCTATGGAAAACATCTGGTTTATCACATGAGCAAGCTGCAGCAGAGTTTAAAATTAAAACCGGTATTGATATAGATCCAAACATAGCGCAAGAAGAATTTGATAAAATTGACTGGTCTGAATACATTAATTAGACAGAAATGACTCAAGCCGCGGTCGATGTTGCTCAAGGAATAAGTGAAGCTTTCAGTAATGAACAGACTACAGCATCTATTAGTGGTAGTATTAAAACTGGTATTACGGATGCTTTAAGTGAAGTTGCCACTGGTGAGGATGGCTCTGTTAAAGTTGAGTTTGAGGGTATTGTCAAGGAAGGGACAATTCCACCAAAAGAAATATAGAACGAAACACGCACAGTTACCTATAATCCTGATACTTATACGCCTCCAGATATTCCAAATATTGAACGTAAAGTTATTTATACACCAGAGTTTAATAATCCTGGAAATAACTCTGGAGGAAGAATAGAAATACCTGCAACTCCTAGTGTAAGTGCAACTGGTACTATTGGTCTAGCAAATGCTAAGGGTACCCTAATGGGTGAACTTGGCCCAGAATTAGTCGTTTCCCAAGGTAGATACTTTGTGGTTGGTTAGTCTGGTCCAGAAATGGTTAATCTAGCAGATGACGCCATAGTGTTTAATCATCTACAAACTAAATCACTTCTTGAAAAAGGAACCTCTAGTACTCGTGGCCATGCTATTACTAATGAGCAAAATGCAGTTGCTTATGCTACTGGTAACATTAATGGTGGTCCCGCTCGTGCAGGAAGTGTTAGATAGGCTGCAACCGATACATCTGGTGGTTCTCCTGTCTGGAGTCTAGGATTTGATGCAGTAAAGAAAATTGGTAAGAAGTCCGATAAACCATTAAAATCTTTCCTTAAAGAACTCGAACGTTGGTATAATTGGCTTCAAAAAATTGCTCATATAGAGAAAGAAATTACCTATGAAGAAGCATTGCGCTCTAAATATCAAAGTGATTTTGCTCGTATGGGTGAGGAATATTATAATAGCCAAAAGAAAACTTTAGATTTATTACAAGACTAGATTGTTGTTCAACGTGATTTAGTTGATGAACAAAAGAAATATTTTGAGCAACGCAAATCTGAGTTAGAAAATTCTCCATTCTCTACTGTATATAAGTTTGATGAACGCGGTTAGATTGAATATTAGCCTGGCGCGTTTGAAAACTTTAGTAAATTATTTGGAACTAATGATTAGGGTATTCCATACTATACTGCTGAATAGTAGTATGCCGCACTTTAGGCGATGGGTATGGAAGATTACATGAAATATGATAGTTCTGGTCAAGAAATTGATAAATCTAAAGATGGCTGGCAAGCTACAGCGGTTCAAGCCTTCTATGATAAAATGGAAAAATAGCGTGAAGAACTACAAAAACTCCATGATGATATTATGGATGGCGAAGAAAAGATTATTGAGCTTGAAGATAACTAGAATTAGATACTCCACGAAATGGAAGATAATTAGATTGCTGTTGAAGGAAAAGTTCTTAAAGCAATAGAGGAAAGTCGTCAGCGTGCAATTGATGATGCTAAGGATGAGCGTGATGCTATTGAGAAGGCTTCCAATAACTTAATTGATGGATTAAATCAATAGTTAGAGAATGAGCGCACATTATATTAGAACTAGCAGAGTGCAGATGAATTAGCTACACTACAACGCAGATTAGCTATTCTACAACGTTCTGGTGGTTCAGTATCTGAAATTGCTGACCTACGTTCTCAAATTGAAGAAAAACAATATGATAAGTATTTTGATACACAAGAAGCACAAATTCAAGCAATTCAAGATGCTTCTGATGCCGAACTTGAACGTTTAGATAATCAGATTACTTTAATGGAAGAAACATTGGCTTATTAGAAAGAATATGGATTATTATGGACCGATGTTAATGAGATATTAAGTAAAACTCCGGAGGAAATTTCTAATTATATTAAGGAAAATACTTCTGAGTATTGGAGCAAGTCAGGCGCGGATTTAGCTAAACAAATGCGCGAAGACTTATTTGAAATTGATTAGTTCAAGGCAATGTAGGAAGATATTCATGGTAATTATGAATTAATGTATACATTATATGGTGAAGAAGCAGCTAAGAAGAAAGCAGAAGAAGAAAAGAAAAAGAGAGAGGAAGAAGAGAAGAAGAATAAGTAGAGTGGTTCTTCTGGTGGATCTGGAGATACTGGAGGGACTCCTAAGGGTAATCCAAAGAAAGCAACCTCTAAAAAACAGTATAAAGTAATGGGAAAAACTTTTGATTCTATGGATGAGGCTACTGCTCATTTATTAGATATGTAGAATAAAGCCTATGAAAAAATATATGATGATAATGAGAAAGTAAAATTAACTGGCAATGATTTATATGATGCTTTGGCTAACTAGGCTGCTTGGGAGAATGCTGAAATTGAAGAAATTACTGTACCTTCTACTACAAAAGCAACAGGAAAATTAACTGAAGGAGGGCAACATATATTATCAGAAACCTTAAAAGCTGAAGAAGAAGCAGCGAAAGAACTTGAGGAAGCATTAAAAAAATCTCAATAGGGTTCAACAGAAGAGATAGATACAAAGAAAGTAAAGCAAGGAGAAACATTTATAAAAGATGGTAAAATTTTTACTAAAAATAGAAATGGCAGCTGGACATTTAAAGGAAAGGCGCCATAGAAGGCTTCTGGCGGTTATGTAAATCATGGTATCTATGAACTGGGTGAACAAGGTACTGAAGGTATTTTAAATGCTAGACAAACCCAAATTCTTCGTGATAACATCCTCAGTAATCGTCCCGATTCTCTTATCAATCTTCTAAAATCTTACAACCAAGCCTACAAAGGTCTCTCTCAATCTGCTTACGATTCAATTCAAAACAATTCTGCAAATACAACAATTGAACACGCTGAAGTTAATCTCTAGATTGAAAAACTTGCTAACGATTATGACTCCAGACGTGCGGCTGATACAATTATGGATGAAATGCTTCGCATTGCATCTAAAACTAAAGCTAGCAATAGCATAAGGAGGTAAAAATGAGTTATGAGTGATTATAGAGATTATGGACAAGCACATAATGTGCGAAATGATTAGTATACTGGATTAACTTATCCAACAGAAAATCCATCCGCACTAGTAGATACTTCTCGGCGCGGATAGGTATTCCAAGCGACTCATGGGGGAGACGACTATCGTCTCCCCTATATGCATCGCTCATTTATTAGCTTTTCATTTAGTGATATAGGAAAGCCAAAGGTTTATATTGAAGATTTTAATCTAATCGCAACTGTATCTGGAGACAGATGGGAGCGCGAAGGATATACTAATTTTGATGACCTTACTACAACTTATGATAATTTAGATGGACAATATTACTGGGGCACACATTATAAATCTCATACTATTACATTTAAATTATCAACTGATGGTATAGATTAGAAGGATTTAGATAAATTTTTACATTGGTTTTAGGCTGGTGTAATTCGTGAACTAATATTATCCGAACACCCTAATCGCGCGCAGCTTGCGCGTGTAGCAGAGCCGCCACAACTATCATTACTACCATTTGAAGCGCATGTAACAATGACAGTAGGCGGACATGAATATCTAGTTACTACCACTCTTTATAAAGGTGATATTACACTTAAGTTAACTATGGATGAACCACATTGGTATGCAGTCGATAATATTTTAGGCAAAAAACAAAATGACCGATATATTGATTATTATACAGATGCAAATGATAATGAAGTATATATATTTGCATCTTAGGACGCACTTAAAATACTATATGAAGATGGTATACCACTTGGTAGTATGATTGATGATAATATGTTATTGGGTAATGGCGCGTATGCTAATGTAGAAGAAGCAGTGGTTTCGCGCGTATGGGTTATTGAAGGGTCTGATACTTCTTACGATAATGAAATTGAATGGTCTGGTGGCTCATGGGGTAGTGGTACTCCTTCCGGTGAAGGTGCACGAGTAGAGGCTAATAGCGCTACTTATCCTTACTCATATGGTGTTATTGCGGGCGCAATTGTAGATGCTTCTGGTGTTGGTATTACTCCATTGTATCCAAATACTTCTGATTCACCCACAGGTGTAAATGTTGGTCACTTTTTCTATTCTGGTACTGCTCCTGCACCCACTTGCATTAATTTCACATTCACACCCACGATTAGTGGATATGTTGCTACTCCATCTAATAGTTTTGTTTCAGAACAAACTCCATATAGCACTATAACAGTTGGTAGTCTTACTGAATAGTAGTTATAGTTTACTACTCCAAATATTCTTACTAGCTTTAATACTGCAATTAAAGTTATTGATGAAGATATGGATAATGGAGAAGCTTGGGAAGATATACGTAAGCATATGCGCGAGAAAGTTAAGCACCAATATGCGCGTCAATGGGCTATTAAGGTTATAGATTATGGGGAAGCAAAGAGTGCGGATAAAGCCACCTTAAAATCCTGTATGTCTTATTTCTTAAAAGATAAAACTGGAGATACTTATTCTATTAAATGTAGTTTTAATAGTAAAACTGGTGATGCTATTGGTACTTTTAGTTATAGGAAAGTTACAAGTTCTGTGCCTGCAAGCGCGGAAGCCTGGGTTACTTATGGTACAGTTTGTACTGATGTAAAAGAAGATATTGGAGATATGATACGCTCTAATTACTTAACTATTAAAGATAGAAATTATTTTACTGATAATGGGCATGTTGTTAGATGGACCTCTGGGCATCCAGAGTATTCACATTATATTTATCACAACTTTGATGTACCATTAACTAATGTATCTATCATTTATAAAAATATGTATTTGTAATGGTGTAAAAGGAGGGAGAGAGCATGATTACAGAAGAAATTCGTAGTTATGAGGTCTCCATTTGGACGCTTTAGGACGAGTTTTTAACTGTCCTAAAGTGGTCCGATGCGGAGCAAAAAGGTAGAATTGAAAATCCAAGAATGACTTTAAATATTGATGGTACTCAAGAATTTGAATTTTCTATTCCAATGTATTATCGTTATGAGGGAAAATTAATTGATAATCCTGGGTGGTATAATACTTAGAATGGTAACTTAATTGAGGGTATGCGGAAGATTAAAGTTATTTTTAATAAGAAAACTGCAGATGAAGCGGTATATGAGTTTTTAATTGTTAATACCGAAGAATCACATGAAAAAGATATGTCAGTATGTAATGTTAAATGTGAGGGACTTGCTTTTCATGAACTAGGAAAACGCGGTTATAAAATTAGTTTATCTTAGGAGAACTTTGAATAGAAATATAAGGAATGGGCAGAAAGTGATGGTTCTGAGAAAGAACCAATTGAATCATTAGATTATTGGTGTAATGATAAAGATACTTGTAATATTCCAAAACGTCCAAGTAATGAAAGTGAAATTGACCCCAATACCTGGTATTATGTAGTATTAATGAATCATAAATCTTTTAAAGAGGGTATGAGTCAACGCGCGGATAATAAAGTATATGAAAATCCATATGCAACTTCGTGGTCTACAAATTTAACTCCAAGTAACTTTGAATATTATTAGGAGAAAGCGCGTCCAGTATCTATTGATAAGAGTAATTTATATAATATTACATAGACTATTGCTGAAGCCTTTGAAATTCATTGTACTTATAAATATACATATGATGATAATTATCATATTACTTCACGTACAATAGTATTTTATAATCATTTCTTTCAAGAAGAAGAAGGCGCGATGTCCTTTACTTATCCTTATTCTTCTTCTAAAATAACTCGTACTAAGGAAAGTAAGGATTTAACTACGAAATTATTTGTACTTACAGCTGATAATGAAAATACGGTTTCTGGTTATAATACAATAATGAACGCAGCTTCTAATGCAAGTAAGGAAGATTATATATTAAATTTTGATTATATGCATGAGCGCAAAATTATTACAGATGAGTAGTATGATGCTATTAAACCATACGAAAAGAAGATGCGTGATTATAATAATGAATTAATTATGCTATAGCAAAATTTAAGCACTTATGAAATGTAGAAACCAGAGTTAGAGGCAAAAATATAGGTATATAAAAAGTCTATTGACTTAGATTAGGAAAACTTAGATTAGGCCAGCGCACTAAAAAATAATTTAGATTTAAGTAGCGGGGCGGCTGATGGATATATTACAGTAGATAATAATAATCCAGATTAGAGACTTATTAGCTAGGAAATAAAAACTGGATAGTATTATATTAATTTAACTACTACTAATAAAGGTATTGTTTAGGATAGTATTAAAATTTATAGAACATATAATAGTACTACTCATGCTTTAAGTGGTGAAATTACTTCTGGTTTTTCTTATCATTATGATGAATTTGGGCGTATAGATAGAATCTATGGCATTGAGCCAACTAAAGATTCAAGTAAGATATATTTAACTTATGAATATGACCCACAATTATATTATGATGCTGTTATTAAGATATGGAATAGTAAGTTGGGTAGCGATACTACTAATTATCTTAAAGAATTGTGTGAGTTGGGGCCAGAATCAACAACAGATGAAGATTTTGATTTAAGTGCAGTATATACATATTATGCGGATGAATTATCTTTAACTCATCGTACTTTTGATACAGCCACCGCTGCGGAAAAAACTGCAGTTATGACTGCTGCGTATGATGCTGGTTTAAATAAAAAAATACAAGATACTAAAGATAGTATTGAAGATTTAATAGAGGATAAGGCCGCAGATATAGCAGAGTTCGAGCGCATGATGGGACCTGCGTTACGTGAAGGCTATTGGCAACCGGAAGACTATTAGGATTATGGTAATCATTTAAATGAGACTAAAGGATTATCTGTTAATAATGATATTACGGAAGATAGCGGTGAGTCCTTTATTGTAGGATGGGACACTGAATTATTTGATGATGAAGAGAAAAACTATTATGAAGAAGGTGTGGAATTAACTAAAGTTTATTATCCATGTATTGATTTATCATATAAGCCAAATGGTACTGATACCCTTTATGATATGATTAAATCTAATATTTCTGATTATAGTTTTATTTTTAATAACAATTACTTAAATGAAGATGAAATTAATATAAATGATGTTAGATATACATCAATTTTTTCTATTGGGTCTAAAGCATTATTACAATTTGGATTATATGAGGATGAAAATCATATTAAAACTATACATCCATTATTAGTACTTGTTGGCGCGAAATCTATGTCTAATAGTAGTGAAAATGGTGCTATTAATGAAATTGAATTTATGAAAACTAATACCTATATAGAAAATGAGGGTGAAGATAATGAGACTACTGTGCGAGGTGGTAATCCACGTTTAGGCATCGTACAATCTCATGAAAATGGTACATATACTATCATTTCAAGTAATCCTACTCCTATTGATGTAGCTGCAGCTTTTGTAGATGGTTCAGAATATACTACAGTATATCCACGTATTAAATTCTCTTCATTAAATCTGCGCGCGAATAGCTCCGATTTCTTTATCTACTATAATGATACCGATATAGAAATCGCGCGTGATTATATAATTTAGACTAGGAATACTTTACGTGATGGTAATTATTATCCAGAATATTATCTTACGGTATTCCCATCTAGTATTTATAAAGCATAGACATTAGATGGTGATTTTGAAGTTCACTATGTTATTTCTAATGCAGATAATTAGATTTATTTAGATGCACTTGAAGTATCTAAAGAAAATGCTTATCCGAAAGTAGAATATACAGTTGAGCCGACTATTTTAAAACGAGATTTATCTAGAACTTTATATTCTAAACTTGCAACTTTAGTTATGATTAATGATACATAGCTAAAGTTTGAAAATGTATTTGGATATATATCATCTGTTGAGTTAGATTTGGATAATGTAACTAATGATAAGGTTGAAGTAAAGAATTATAAGACTAAATTTGAAGATTTATTTTCAACTATCGTAGCGCAAACAGAAGACATGAAGCGTGATGGAATTGCGGTTCATGCGGCCGCGGAAGGTAATGTTGCATTAACATCAGATGCATTAACTAAATCATTGATAGATAATAATATTACTATGTACGCTTTCTTAGATTCATATTTTGATTCTAGCGATGTTGTGCGTGAAAAGCTTGAATCTTTATTTACAGAAGCAAGTGAAATTTTAAGTGATAGTAATAAGAGTTTAAATTAGGTGCGTGCTTTAACTCTTGAAAATGCTGGAATCCTAAGTGGTTTCGCGCAAAATGTAGCTAAAGAATTAACTACTAAGGTTATTAAGTCTCCAACAAAACCAACCAGTTACAAACCTGGTGATGTTTGGATTGATAATGATGGAAATAGGTATGTTGCAACTTCATATAGTAGTGAAGGATAGGCTGGTGGTACTTCTGGATTTGTAAGAACATATGATGGTACTCTAGCCTCTATGACTGGTGCGGCATTAGATATTAATGCTGATGACGGGGAAATAAAACTAACCGCTGCGAATAATTTATATTTAGCTAGTAATTAGGTAGATATAGTTGGTAATGATATTGTAAATATTGGTGGCGCAAAAGTCAATATTGTTTCTTTAACTAAAGATGGCACTACATATAATCCAGGTGGAATAAATTTAATTGCCGGCGCATATTAGTCTAATGGAAATTATGGCACTACTTCTCGTGTATTAATTAGTCCTACATTGATAGAAATGGGTGCGGCGACTTTACGTTTTAAAGCCGCTTCTTCAATTGATATGATTGCTTCTACCGGTACTGAAGCGAATACATCTACTATTACTTTAAATCCAGATACAGGTATTTGGATTGGTTCTGGTAAATCTGTTTCTTTATTTAGCGGTAGTAATACAAGTGGTTCAAACGTATAGTTGACACCCACTCATATTATAATGGGTGTAAGTAGCGGTTCAGACGTTTCTGCATTTGAATTATAGAAAGATTTTTTAATTATGGCAGTTGGTACTACTTCAAGTAATTTTAGTTCTAGTAATGTAGCGTTAAATGCTACTGATTCTATTACTGGTATGAAACTTACTAAAGATTCGTTTGGACTGGCTATTGGTAGTAGTACTACTCGTACTGTTATTTTAGCTAATTCTAATGGTATTACATTAGGTACTGGAGAAACTCCTATAACTAATTCATCTACTAAAACTGGTTCCTATGTTAATATTTCTGGTAAGGGTATAGAGATAGGCTCACTTGGCACATTATACGTTAATATGGATAACTTTAAACTACAAACCGATACTACAAATGGTACTAGATTTGCAGTTGGAAGTGGATTAAATAGTATTAATCCTGCTACATTGAATACTACAACTGGTTTTACTGGATTGGTATATAATACAAATGGAATGTTTATAAATGGTAAAATATATGCTAATGAATTTATATCACATTGTAGTACCGGAGATTTTAAAGCAAATTCTAATGCATTTGGGTTTTATAAAACTAATGGAGACCCAATATTCACAATGAATAGTTCCGGTGCATTAACTGCCGCGGGAGATTTAACTATTTCTTCTGGTAAAACTCTAACAATGTCGGGTGCGTAGCTGGCTTTAACCGCGAATAATAATAAATTTATTATTAATTCTTCTAATTCACAACTATATCTGGCAGATAATGCTACTTGGGCAAATGCTACATATGGATTATATTATAATGGTAGTAGCGGATTATCAATTAAAGGAGCAATTACGGCTACTTCTTTTTAGTTAACTAATAATGCTTTCGGTAGTTATAGTTAGACAAAAGAATGGATAATTAATACTACTTCTACTGCATATACAAGTAGTAATGCTCCATCCACGGGATGGACTAATTGGAATACTACTCCGCCCAATCTTTCCTCTCATCAAGGGGAATATTTGCATACAAAAATTACTTCATCCTTGGGAGGATAGTCTTCTATTACATATACTGTAGAATACATTAGTTAGGATGGCGGTTGGGATGTAAATGGTATTTCTAATGAGACCTGGCCTATTACAATTAATAATAGTGCTACAACAACAGACAGTGTTACATTGAGTAGTACGTATGCTTTAGTACTCGGTGCAAATAAGGGCATATTTATTCCTAAAAATTCTCTTAATAATTCTGGTACTTTAAATGATACATATTTAAAAATTACTAATAATGAAATTTATTTAGATATTACAGATAGCAATTATATACATATGGATTCAAATGGTATTGATGTTACTGGTAATCGTATATCTATTAATGGTAAAGAGGTATGGGGCCGTGATGATATTATTTTTCGCGCAGCAAGAAGTGCGGACGAGTTTGAGCATCCGACTGATAGAGACTGGGTGTGGATTCGTCCAAATGATACTACAAGTGTTACAGGATTTTGTTCATTAGGCGGCGAGGAAACTCCACTTTCATTTTATACTATTTTAGATGAAGTACAATATCATCCAACAGTACATAGTTTTGATGTTGGTAATACGCCTTTATCAGGAAATAGTGAAGAAGTAAAAATTACGTGTCAATTTATAATGAGAACAACTGCTGCATCTAATTAGAATATAAAGGGAAGTCTTACTGTACAACTATAGAAAGCAGATGGAAGTAATGATGTTATCACCACTTTTAATACTGGGACATAGACCCTACCACGAACTGGTTGGAAAGAATTTGCTTTTACTAAAACCGTGACCACCGATGCATTTGAGGATACTAGTTTTTAGATTAAGTTTACTGATGTTACTGCAACGGGCTCAGATCAAAATATAGGAAATGCATATGCCGGGGCTTTAATTAGTGGTATTAGATTTATAATAGCCAAATATGGAGTTAGTGGTGGTATGATTGGTTGCAATGTTTATTATTTTAGTGCCCCAGAAACATAAAAAATAAGCCCGGACTTTTAAGTCCGGGCATCTTTTTTATTTTATTCATCTTCACCAAAATCAATAAATGGCTCCAATACTGCCATATCACTCGGTGTAAACTCTAAATCTTCAAATAGATCAATCTTAATCTTATTAGCATTAATTTCAACTTCGGTTTCAATTAACTCACTTAATTCCGCACTAAAAGCATTAGTACCATCAGCTGTAATTTTGCAATTACCATTTTCATCGGTAACTAACTCACCATTCTCATCTTTTTCACCGTACTTCTTAATAAGATTCATACGAGCTTCATTAAAACCTTGAATTTCTGCTTCTGCGGCTTTAAGTAAGCGCGCGATAGACCATGCTAATTTAGCCTTAAAATCTTTTTGTGCGAGTTTTTGTAATGTTTCTGTACTATTTAATAAGTCAGAAATCTTAACCTTAATCATAAATCTTCACCCCATGTATGTAAATTTAATTTACCACAAAAATATTTACCAATACAGATTGCATCAGCTTCATCTTCTGTACAATCCATATCATACCATATTTTTACTTTAGCTTGTGCTGCTTTTTTCTTAGCATCACGATGAGTTTCTCCATCATTAATCCCGCAATAGGAACGCCATTCGCTTGGATAAACCTTATCAGTAGGTACTTTAGCTTCAAATATTACATCTACCAAAACACCCTATAAATTTGCTAATGTTTGAAATGTTTTTACTTGAACATCTGTTGCCTTTGTACCATACTTCTACAACTAAATATTTTCTAATCCAATAAAGTCTGGTTCCCATTCTTTAATCGCAGCTTTAAGCCATTGTTTAACCTAATTTATACGTTCGGGCGCCTCGTAGGAAGAATTCGTCTTAAACGTCCCATATCCTACAAGCGTCTTATTATCGTATATAGAATAGCCTGTTATGCTTGTGGCTGCATCCAGTGCTAATATTCTATTTACATCAGTACCTTTTATAGGTACCTTATTTTTTTTGACCTTATATGGGTCACCCGCCATACAGGCATCACATATTTTATGTTTTCTCCATTGGTCAAATGTCTACTCTTGTTTATGCCCCTATGGGCATATCATTTCAAGTGGCGTTTTTAAGTTCTTGTAAACTTCACTAACTAACTACCAGCCTTCAGCTTCCAGCGCATTTCGTACACCATATATATTGATAGTACTCATTATTTACCACTGGCGCCGAACCCGCCTTCTCCACGGTCTGAATCAGCTAATATATCAACTACTTTAGCCTTAAATCTATAATTAGGCATTACTAATAGCTGAGCAATACGGTCTCCCGCATTAATCTGGTAATCATTATCAGAAGTATTATCATATAGGACACCAAGTTCTCCACGATAACCGCTATCAATTAAACCAACACTATTACTTAAACGTAATGGAGTTTTCGCACCGATACTAGAACGAGGAAGAATAAATGCTAGCCAACCTTCGGGTAGCTGAATCTTCACTTCAGTAGCAATTTTATTACCATATGTATGTGCTTTAATTAGCTGGTCTGCAGTAGCATATAAATCCGCGGCAGCATCTGTTTCATGTGCATAAGTAGGAACCTTTGCACCCGCGGCTTCATCAACTGTCATAGGAAGTTCAATACTATAAGAATGATATTTTTCAACCGCAGCATCAAAGATTCCGAATGTCTTATTCATTACTTGGTCCACAAGAGCCTTCTTATTGCCGCTAAATTGATTTTCTCCATATACCATTTCCTTAATGGTTTCAGTAAGTGCTTGTACAGATACTATTGCCTCAGCTTTGGTTAAGCCTTGGTCTTCAAAGTTCTTAACCATCTGATTAATAGACTGTTCAATAATCTCTGGAGAAAATTGTGTTTCAACATTTTCTAGGATTGCTTTCATAGCTTCATCATTAAAAATGTCATCATCTAATTCAGCCAAGCCCTTTATAGAATCTACTAAATTTTGTAGTTCATTCATAATAAACACCTCTTACTCAAATGTTCTTTCAATCGTGCATATATACCAAGAATCCACGATCTCGCCTTTCGATTTCTTAGTTTTAAGAACGTATCCGGATTTACTTACACTAAAGCCGCCTTCAGCCTGTTTTTCTTTAGCTTCTTCAATCATGGCCATAGCCTCTTCTTCAGTATCAACACGGAATACGTCAGTCGTCTTCATCAATAACTGTGCCATTTTCTTCTTTCTCCTTGTTCAATTTACGTAATTTTTGAATTAAATCTATATAGTTAAGCTTCGCGGCAGTTTCACTAATTACTCCAGTTACATCGCCGCTTTCAGCCACCATTTCAGCATATTTTTTCGCGCCAACCTTCTTCTTTAAGGCACGTCTCTGTGCCCGATTCATTGGAACTCGTGTACTATTGATTTTTTCAATAGTTTTATCTTGAATCTTCTTCAAGATTTCTTCTTCAGTTGGCGCGCCAACCTCTTCTTTTGCTTGCTCAATACTTATGTTTTGTATTTTAGCATAACGTTCAATTAGTTCGTCTACACTTAATTTTTCATTAATTTCTTCGGTTGGTTCTTTTACTTCATTGATTTCGTTCATATTATCCTCCACCAGTCTTATTATAACCAAACTCTTGACATTTAAAGAACTCTATATAGTATTTTTCAAGTTCATTAAGTTGGTCTTTCTCACAATATGTAATCACTTCAATTAACCAATTCCAAAAACCTTCTTTAAGTATTGCGTGATGTACTGCTTGATCCGCTATACTCTTTATTCCAACACTTGATTTAAAGTGATCGGCAATTCTATTCTTCACATTAGTACTCTTTCCTACATAAGATTTTCCATTCTATAAACTTGTTAGTTTGTAGATACCTGGTTCTCCTTTTATTTCAATACGCTTGAAGGTATCATCTAAATATGGTTTAACATATTCTGCCCAAACTAATTTTGAAATTATGTCTGGATGCTATACCTTTGCAGCGACTGTAGTAAGTAAGAATTCAATATCTTCTTTATATTCATCCGGTAGTTGAATTGTATAGAATAATTTTTCTTGCTATTCAGCATCATACTATTTAAGTACTTTCTAAATACTATTTAATCTATTCTACTCACTTTTTATCTATAGGTGATATTCATCACACTTAACTTTTGCTTCATTTACTGCTTGGGCAATTTCGCTGTTACACCATTCCTATGCTTCTTTGACACTTTTTTCAAGTTCTTCTTTTATTTTGTTTGCAAGCTCTGTCTAACTTCGTATTTCCGCATCTAAAGATTCCTAACGTTTACTTCGCTATTCTTCTATTGAAACATCAATTTCTTTTAGTTTATTATCTGTTAAATCTTGATAAACATCTAAAGTGGCTTGTAAATCTTTTTTACATTCTTCAAGTTTACATTTCTCATATTCAGTTTTTTCTTGAATATGACTTAAAGTATTCTAAGCTGATTGTAAGTTATCTGATGCTAAGTGAAACTCCACCCAAGTATCTTTTACATCTTGTTTAACCTACTTTAACTCATCTTGATAAAGCTAATATTCTTCTTTATCAATTTTCTATTTCTAAAAAAGTTTAATTCCCAGAAATCCGATTATAACTAAGCAACCAATAAGGGCATATATCACATCCAATCACCACTTTTTTCTTTATACTTAATTATAACAGATTTCTGGGAATTTGTCAAATATTTAATTATTACATTTCGTCTTTTATATATAAACCACAATGACAAGTTTCTCCAACTTTTACATTATTAAGAAAATCTTGACACATACATTTATATTCTGGCTTACCTTTGCTCTAATAAATACAAGGACAATAACCATCATTTTCGCGCAAAGCGGCGCGAATAGTATTCATTAATTCTTTATCTTCTGTAATATGTACTTTCATGTTATTTTCTCTCCATATTGATTATTGCTTGCAAGATTAACTCCAAGTACTTTATCATAATGAGGCTCATATCCTAAAAGGAAACGTCCCCATTTTACAATAATATTAGAATAATGCCGCAAGCTTTCTTCTACTATAAAATCTTCCCCTTGCCCATAACCAGTATATATAACTATAGGGTCATTACATTTTTTATCCATACGAATAAATTTGATAAGCTCTATTAAATCCATATAGCTATCAAATGGCTCTAGGCCTTGAAAGCAAAAAGCTTTGGTTAAAGGATTTTGTTTATACATATTCCAAATATATTCGCCACTAACTTCTATATCGGGTTCGGCCACTAAATGACTATTTTGACATACTGGACAACCATTTAATTTATCACATTTAAAGTCACAATAGGGAAATTCTATAGTTAAGCATGGTTCTTTATAATTAGTACAATCATAATCAATTATCCCTTTGATTCTCATGTCATATGCTCCCATTGTCTTAGTTTAAATTCAGCCTTTCGTTCTTTACTCCAAGTCTTAATAGGAGTATAGAATCCAACAATACGAGTATATTCAGTAGCTACATCGCCGCCACAAACAGGACACTTCTTGCCATAGAAAGCATGATTATGTTCACACGCTTGAATTTTAGTATTAAAAGCAAAATAAGTAAGCCCTTGGTCAGCAATATAATTTACTGCATTCCATGCTTTCTCAAAAGAATCAAAAGGAGCGTCAATATTTAGATGAGCAATGCTGCCGCCATTACAATAAGAATCAAAAAGTGAAGCTATGCGAATGCGTTCTACCATGGTAGTTTTAATTCCTAATGGAATAAACTGATTACCATAAAGCGGTAAGTCTTTTACAACTGTCTCTGGGAAAAAGAATTCATCTGCAATCTGCATTTTTGCCGCAGCAGATTCTCCTGGGATTTGCTCTATATTAATTTTGTAATCTTTATCTGCGGCAAAAGCATCTTTAGTTGCATGAAGCATTTCAAAAATACGTTTACCAAAGGCATCTGCTTGTTTAGTATAATATACATTACCCAACTCATCTTCACGAGTATACCCAAATGTTTTCATTGTTTCATAAATGCCAATTATTCCAACAGTATTATATAAATGTTCAAAATCTACAATACCTTTAGAAAAATTGGGCAGTAATCCTTTTTCTACGTTGCGTCGAATGATATGACGAACGCAGTCCAAAGCTTTACAATCTAATTCTACTAGTTCCTTTAAAGCAATTAAATATTCATCTTCATCGCCAGGATATTCCAAGGCTAATCTTGCAAGATTTACTGTAGATACTTTAACAGAGCCTACTTTTAAAGCAGTTCCACCAATACTATTAAAATATCCTAAATCTTCAATATTACTCTTTAAGCGGCAACAATTACTAAGTGAATTAACACTATCATCAATAAATAGATTAGAATCACTCCAAATACGATTGTGTTCTACTCCCCAACGTGCAAATTCTTCATCTTGGAATTTGCCATCTTTTCTGAGTAAACTAATTGTAAGTACAGGAAAGGTAAACATATTATGTTGACGTATTTCTGCAATAGTCTCCATAAATATTTTTTGAAAATCTTGAATTTCTTTTAAATTATCTATCATAAAAGAACCATCTGGGAACTGAGCTCCTCCAAATAAGGCTTCAAGATATGCCATATCAAATACTGAACAATTAGTAAATGCAGATTGCATTCCATCACGGACATATGGTTGATTTACAGCATAAACAAAACGTTGAATCTGTTGTTTAGCATAATATTCTGGAGATTTTGTAGCATATCCAGTAGCGCAATCTTTCTTCCAAAAATAATACATATATGGAATAATATTAGGTAGCCCTACCGCACCAGAACTACGATTAGCCGCGAAACTAATAAACTCCTTTACAAAATCAACAAATGTACTTAAATGTTGTGGTGGTTCTGCATTAAAATTATTTAAGAAGAACAATCCTTTTTCAGCGACATCTTTTAAATCATAAGCAAAGCAATAATGAACATAAGTGCTGGTATCTGCATCATGCATATATAGTGCCTTAGTCCATTCTTTCTCTAGCCAGAGATTGGCATCTTTAAAACCATAACGCTTATTCATTTCATAATAAATTTTATTAAATGCTAACAATTTACGATGCGGCTTAGGCATTTCATTCATAAGAGTCCGCATGTCCTTATTACCAACATTGGAATTACCATCTACAGAAGCATCTGCGACTGTATCTTTATCAATAAAATTATCAATAAAATCAGTATATGAAAGTTGCTTATCTCCAAATCCATTGAGATAAGCCATTTCTTCACCATACTTTTCACTTAAACGGTTATACGCCGTTTGAAAATTTTTACTTAATCGAACTCGAATATCCATATAATCACTCCTCAATCCATTTTTTCATTTCTAATGGAGAAAGGAGATACTCTTCTCCATTGAATAATACCGGCGCGCGGTCGGTCTTAATTGTATCCGGTAGTTCTTCAAATGAGCGTTCTATATAATTATATCCTTTATTTTGTAGTTTAGTCTTTATCATATTACAGATAGGACATGTTGGCAACGTAAAAATCTCAATTTGTCCCATCTGAATCACTTCCCAAATTTCTTTCCACAATAAGGACATTCTTCTGTATCAGAAAAATCATATGAGCCATTGCTATGAGGGCATAATTTTTGTAAATCTTTAATTGCATCTCTTATAATAAATACTCTATCTGTGCGTTCCATACGCGACACAGCCTGCTTTAATTCTTTATTCAATGCTTCGTATCTTACTTTAATATTATCCATATCCATACTTCCAAAAACCTCCTTTTTTAACTGTCTCTGTAGTTTGGCGAAACAAAGTTTCAGAAGAAGGATATCTATCTAATATTATTCCAAGCTGTTCGCGCTCTGGACGAATTTCAGTCAACTTTTTATCTTTCGGTATCCTATCTATTATACTTTTATAATTACAGGTTTCGCCTTGTGTCCATGTGGACACTAATTTTGATATATTTGGAATTGGGTCATAGCATCCGATTGCTGGTTCTTCATATTTGATTTTCAATGGAATACCATTACTCCAAAACACATACAATAAATTTAATTTATAGACTATATCACGGATATAGTCTCCTTGATAATGAGATGAACCTCCAAGTGATAAGTATACTTGCGAATTTTGATTCATTACCGCAAGCATCCTATTTTTATAATGCTTCATCAGAATTGGAGTTTCTTTTAGGGGAATTTCTAAGTCCAAATAAGCATCATTACTACGTGCGATAAGACCATTTTCACGTACATCCAAGAAGTCAGAGATTTTCTTATAGTGTGCAGGATGTATGAAGTTAATGGATGAAGGTTTTCTATCCATTATTCTCTGTATTATTTTGCGCCAATCATATTGGAAGAAATCATTATCATAAATATAAATACGATGGCGTTTTCTTATTGCGGGAAGTGGGAGTTCTTCTTTTCCAGCGTGCCATCTATAGTAGGTATTATCTAGGAACTTATTGACTTCTGTATCTTTAAGTTCCATATTATTATATTTTTCTTTTAAGAAATTCGCATATATACGCGCTCGCGCGATAGTGTAATCTATCATTTTATTTTCAAATGGTACATATATTCCATTAGTAAAGGCGGTACCGCCATAGATTACATTAGGAGCACGCTTAAATGCTTCTGGTACAGTAACAAAATCTTTTGATTCACTAAAGATATAGACTTTTTCATAACCACCAAATTCTGTTTCATTCAGGCCTATAAGACGACAGAACTTATTTTCTTCAGTTTGATAATAAGTAGCAAGTTTCATTATCTCTAAATTAGGAGGACAGAGTTGAGTTTTATCCCAACTCTGGAGCATCAGGTCAACTAATCCTATCATATTAAATAAATGTGGATAAGGATTTGCACCTTATATGATGGTACTCGTCAGACCGCTGCGGCATTCGCACACTTTTACGGGACAACGCAGAAGTTTTTCTCTTTCTGCTCATCTTATCTCACCTATAAGCGTCTACCTATTCCGCCACCACAATTATTATTCTTCTATACTAACCCGTTCTGTCTGGAACTCTAATGTTCCATCATCATGTATTCCTATTATTTTAGAGATAATTGGATAGAAACTATCCTTTCTTTTCTTGGGTATAAAGTCGCTGCCACGACGTATGCCTTGTATCATGAGTAGCGAACCTCTCGCAAACCAGCTGCGCTCAACAATGTGTTTGCGCCCATCCGCGCCCCGCTCTGATAATTGCTTATCAAAACCTGCATACTGATTTTTATAAATCTTTACATTAACAACACCGCTCGGAGTTAATAATGTAACTGTGTTTTTCATCTTGCTCTTATCAATTACCGTTCCAATAATCTTTTTCAGACTATAAATTCTAACTTCATTACCATCCTTGCCTATGAAACTATAATCTATTTCGGGTTCTTCAGATAGTTTGAAGAAATCATCATACAAATACTGACTTTCTGCTAATTCATGTGGATGACTATAAAAGCTAACTGCTTCCATTTCCCAATGAGATACTGATCCAAGTGCATACTTATCAAACATTTCTTTATATAAACAATTATTCAATGCCTTTAACAATTCATCCTTATGCGCTTTAATATAATTTCTCATCGGATCCATTGCGCGCTGATACAAATTATCCCATAAAGTGGCGGAAATCATTGTTCCATTAGATATCCAATCGGCACTAAAATTATCAGCAATAAAATTGATCGCAGCATCATTAAGTACATAATTCTCTACCTTTTTTTGTTGCTTCAAGAACTTATTGAAGAGGAATACTTTCTTGCAGAAACTCAACTCTTCTGGAATGAGATTATAATTGATAAGCATTTGCATATTCTGTAAAGTTACTCTTTGCTTCTTATCTGCGACCATATCAATATATTTTGCCATAATTTCTTCTCGCGGCAAACCTACCAACTCATCAAATGCTCCGCACTTAATTAGATTTGTCATTTGTATCTTATTAAGTTTAACTCTTTCAAGAAAATCTTCCATTGAGTCAAATGGACGCATTTCAATAATTTCTTTTATAATTGAGGTAGATAATCTCGTAATTCCGCGCAATCCATATAATATTTCATTCTTTTCTACAACAGGAGTAAACGTATAAGAAGAATTATTGATATTTGGCGGTGAGACTTTAATACCATAGGTACTAAAGCGCCCAATTGCGGAAGCAACTTTACCATAATCTACTGTCTTAGTTTTCTCTTTCTTCTTATCCTCTTTTTCTCCTTCAGTAATCTCGTTCTCTTCTTCCCATTCTTCTTCATCTTCATCATCTTCTTCTTCGGCTTCGGGTTCTACATCTAAACCCTCATCTTCATCTTCAACTTCTTCAGTTTGAATTCCGCCGCTATCAACAATTAAGTTTGCTGTATTCCAGAAGATAATGGGATAGAACCTCGCCAAGTTCATTTCTTGGAGTGCAATCATTGAGTATGAATATGTATGTGCCGCATTAAATCCATATCCACGGCTCAATGCTACTTCAACATCCCATACATAATGACAGAACCTTTCATCTAATCCTTTTTCCTTAACATTATCAAAGAACTGTTTAGTTAAGGCATCATAATCTTTAGGATTCTTCTTCGCAATTGACTTACGAAGTTTATCAGCCCACTGTAAGTCCCAGCCGCCGCATTCGGGCAACTGGACTAACTGCATGAACTGTTCTTGTGTGATTGACATACCATCGGATATGTCCAATTCACGATGCATAATGGCTCGCTGTTCTTCGGTTAAACCCATCTGCTGCATTTCTCTATCCCATGCTTTTGGGTTTTCCCTAAATCTCGCATACTTATCCAACGGACTTTCTGCGCCTTTTTCAGTTGCCATCAAACGAATAACCGAGTTGAGAACTGCTAGTTCGTCAACACTCCGTGGGTGTGTCAACGCAATTCCGCGAACTCCACTTTGCTGTTCCATCTGGAACAAACTAACTATTTCGTGATTCTGAACCATATCCCACATCTTTTTATCATCACGATTTATCTTATAAACTCCAAGAGCATTTTCATATGTTTCTCTTAAAGTTGGATATTTCTTTATATAACCTTGTTCTACTAACAAATCAAGACAAGTATGAATCTTATCCGCGGCTTCAACGCTTAATAAGTCCATCTTAATCATTGATACATCTTCGAGGTCATGAAGTTCAAACTGTGTTATGACAGTACCATCAGGCGCACGCATCAAAGCGCTACTTTCTGTAAAATCTTCATCTGTAAAGACTACGCCGCCCGCGTGGATACCTTGACCACAAATCAAACCTTCAATCTTACTTGCTACTTCCCAAAGTTTGGGATACTTATTTATTTCATTGATGAATGATTGAGTCGGTGCGATACCATTGTCTTCGTCACCATAATATGTTTGCTTTAATGTATAAACTTGACCACGCTCACTTGGAATTAGATTTGAGATATAAGATGCTTCATCTACATCAATACCTAATCCACGTGCCGCTGTCTGAATCGCTGACTTTGACTTTTCTGTTTTAAATGTCGCTACATTTGATACTCGGTTCTGACCATATACTTTTCTTAAATGATCTAGAACCTGTGCTCTACGAACGCCTTCAATATCAACGTCAATATCAAGTACTGATACACGAGCGGGATTAAGGAATCTCCAAGGATATGTCTTGGTCTTTTCACGCAAACAATTTATCTGGATAATATCCAAAGCGTACAAAAGAACAAATCCCATACCAGAACCACGTGCCGGCATTACCAACGTTCCAGCGTTCCAACATTCATCAATAATCTTTTGAAGATTGAGGAAATATGCTGACCACTGCGCTTTATTTACTTCAGAAGAAATCCATGTCATTTCAAGACACTCATTTAATGCATCTATTGCTTCTTTATTTTGAAGGTCTGGATGGAGATGAATACCATCAATTAATGCTAAAACTAATTGATTATCTGCATAATGCGGTGAATCAACAAAGTTTTTTAATGCTGGCATATCTTTAATAAATCCATCAATTTCAGCTTTGCTTCTTTCTGGAAACTTACGCCAAGGCAAACTCGGAATTTTTAGTGGCTTGAGGATACTAAAATCTTCACATTGATCTTTAATTAACCTAATAAATTCATATGCTTGCTCAATTTGATCATCTGTCAAATATGGAAAGAAACTTCTAATTTCTTCATCTGTCATCATATAGGTTGTCGCATAAAAACTCTTAACTTCTCGATCACCATCTTGTGAATTAAGAAAAGCTTCATGTACCGCTGCATCTTCTGGACGACCATAATGACTATCAGTAGTTATAATATATGGAAGATTGAGTTCATGCGCTATATCAATTAAACATTTATTTACAAATATTTGTTCTTTATTATCGGATGGTTGTAGTTCAAGATAAAAATTACCTTTTCCAAATATATCTTCAATATATGCACACCAACGCAATGCTGTGTTATAATATTCCATATCATTAGTATACATTGCCTGAAGTAAAAATCTATCTAATTGAGAACCCAAACAGGCACTTGATGCTATCAAATGTCCTTGATTTGGCTTTACAATATCTTTCAAATCCTGATAATAAGTTGGACGTCTACGCTGGCGCCGACTCATATATGAACGCTGCCATGCTCTTGTAGAAAGTTCACAAATCTGCTTATATCCTTCCAAATCTTTCGCAAGAAGAATAAAGTGGAAGTATCTATCTTTTGTCTTATCATAATTCTTCGCGGTTAAACCATTTCTTGTAAGATATATTTCATTACCGCGAATCAACTTAAAATCTGGATTCTTTTCTTTTATTTTCTTATAATACTTTTCTGCCTTAATATAACCAGATATAGTTTCATGGTCTGTCAAGGCAACACATTCATGCCCAAGTTCTATTGCTAAATCCATTAAGCTTTCAACTGTATTGATACAGTCCCGCAAAGTCTGATTGCTAAAATGACTGTGATTATGTAAGCTGCCTGGGTATCGTGACATTCCATCATCCTCCTTTATCTATATCTATTATATCATAAATTCAATTTTTTGTCAATTCTTTTTGTGCTTCTGTGAAAATTCTCCATGCTTCTAGATCTGGAAATTTCATGTGTTCTTCATGAGTTCCTTCCCAACAATAATGTTTACATACTTTACAGCGTTTAGGCTCTTCTTCATCTTGATACCAACGATTACCGCACCAAGGACACTCTATATAAAATCGTATATTATCCGTCATTTTGATACACCAAGAAGCATTAATAAATTAAAAATAATTCCAATAAGAACAATACCAGCACCGGTCGCCTTCTTGCCCCTATCATTATCATCTACGCCTACTATCCACCAAGAAAATCCAAGAACTAAAATACTAATTATTGCATTAATATTAGAATTCATATTTACTATTATCCTCCTCAAACTCATAATCCTCAATGAAGATCTGAACTGTCTTATTACCCATCCAATCATTGAGGTTTGGGCGCCCATATACAGTAAGTTTTTTCATCCTATTATTCTTTACATCCTCAATAAACTGACTATCTTTAAACTTTACATAAGCAATATCATTATAGATAATCTTTGCACTAGAATTATCTGCGCCCATAGTTGTAAAGTTCATTAGAGGGATATTCTTAATAATGATTTTTGGCTCATCAATATGATTTCCAAAGAATTCTGGGTGCGCTGCAATTGAACCTAATAGTTCATCATTATAATCTGAACCATCTAATACATAATCCACAACATAGCATGTATCAAAGTCTTCTGCTTTTAGATGACTATTTGCATAATTAAGTAGAGCATCTAACTTGTCTCCATTGAGGCCCCAACCTGCCGCATTATCATGTCCAGCGGTATAACTCACTAAACCGCTATCTTCAAGAAACTTTTTAAAGCTTGGTAGTCCAGCGAAGTTACTATCTGAACGAATACTACCCTGTATCTCATTATTATTATTTCTGCGTCCAAGCATTACAGGCTTGTGATACTTATTCACAATACCCATCGCAATTAGACCAGTTAGTTCCTGTGGAATATTATCTGATCCGTCTAGTTCTACAACAATAATATTATTCTCATCAAGTCCATCTTTTTGGATCTTAAAATCAATAATATCCATAGCTTGTGTTTTAGCTTTATCTTGGCGCGCTTTTGCATTTTTGCCCACACGTGCAGCTTGCTCTGCGGCTAGTTCAGTATCACCTGGGCGTGCTCCACGCTTTGTACTTGGTACTTCTTTTTTTGGATCAATGAAGCAATAGAATAGAGTTTCTTTATCCTTCATCGAACCCATGCGTGTAATCGCATTAATTAATGGTGCGATATAAAAAGCAATATCAACAGGGCCAAGCCCATCATATGGATATGATGCTTTTTCTTTCAATGAGAAACTCTGTGACTCAATAAGAGTCTTAAAGCCTTCATTCTTAATATTTTTTAAACCTTCTAGCATAATGTAATTGGTTTCAATATCGGTTCTATCCATAACATCAGCGATCTCGCCCAAAGCTGCGAGGTCAATATAATTATGCGCTTGATTGATACCAAGCATTTCATCTAATACTTCACAAAACTTATAGACAATGCCTGCACCACATAGTGACTTATTTCTATATTCCGGTGACAGCTGATTATTTACTACGATAGTATTGGGCAAATCAGATACTACTGGATTACCATTTTCATCATATAATTGTTCGTGGTGGTCTAGACAAATAACATCCATGCCTAGCTCGCCAAGTGCGCGATGTTCTTCTACATCATAACTTGCCGCATCGGGACAAATCACTAAGTCCCATTTTGCTTCATCACAAATCCATGTAACTTTATCATCAAGTCCATGTTGCTTATGTTCATGTACAGTAAATTCTAGTCGTGCTTCTGGAAAGATATGCTTTATATATAGCCATAGGATACTTGAACTTGTGTATCCATCTGCGTCACACATTAATTACCCTGGTTTTCACCATATTTTTCTAATAATTCTTTATAACGATTATATTTTCTATCCATCCAAATTGAAGCACCATCATATAAATAATTACATATCTTTAATACTTGTTGATTACCACCAACTGAAAAATACCAAGTGGCTTCGCGTCGTTTATCTGGAAAAATATTTCCGCATTGAAGTATTTCTTGAAGCCATTTTGCCATCTCATAAGTGGTAGTAAAATTTATTCCATAAGAGGTATAATCATCTTTAACATTTTTCATTAAACTACCGTCACCATCAAAGAAACCACGAATAAAATGCTTTATTAATTCCTCAGGTACTTTTGTCGGTGGTTTTAATATTAATGATTTACCTTTTAATACTCCTTTATCTATTAAATCATTAACAGTTTTTTGAGAGCGGCACACTAATTTTACTTGTCGTTGTCCAATACCTTTACTATCATCATAATGAATAGGATTTGTTGCTTTAATACTAGCTTTAAATTTTTCAATACTATCTATACTATCCTCTGCTAGTGTTAAACCAAAATCATCCTCACCATAACGATTTTCATTATTTACAATATATCCATCAGCATACATAAAACCTAACCAATATGCTTTTTCTTCGGTATCTATTGTTTCAAAAAAATCAAAATCGTGAAAATATAATCTATGATGATTTCCTTTAGTGGTTTTTAGCCCTTTATTCTCTAAAAACTTACTTACAGTATTACGTGTTGCTCCGAAATGATTCTCGATTTCACGTAAAGACATATTATTTTGATATGCTTCAATAATTTGATTTTGGATACTTTCATCTAATTTGTTAATTGATATAGCCATCTATATCACCTCCATTATTATTGTGATGTAGATGGATATAACCATCAACATTTTTTTCTAAATGTTATAAAAAATTTTTTGGGATTAGACTATACAATACGCTTTCGCGCCCGATATTATAGTCGTTGAACGTCCTTCTTTAAAAGAAGTTTCGCTGCGTTTGATTACCCAATCCTTTATGATTTTACCTTACCGAAGCCGTTACTCTTCGCCGCAATAATATTACTATTATTGTTTGGTTATAAAGGCTCTAAGGGACTTCCCGCAATTTAATCGGTTTAAAGTGGACTATGACGTTAGTTAATCCACTACAAATAAAATATCACTATTTCTACGTAGATGATAAAGTAGACGTTCTGCAGCAACGTCAATATTAACTAACTTGTGCGGGTCTAACTCACATGTAATTGAGGCTGGCCGCATAAAATTCTCAATATCCTCAACACCACGCTGTTGTAGGATTTCTTGTAGTGCTTTATCTGGATTCTGTGTAAATTCTGCTCTTAGTTTATACTTCATACTTCATCAACCACCGGTTCATATGTTTTTTCAAAAACATCGGGCTTACAAGGATATTGTTCTCCTTTTACGCCGGTAATAATCCAATCTCCTATATTTGCGTGCATTATGCCTTCAAGAGTTGGAATATCTAATTCTTTATCAGTTTGGTATGCTTCAATAATTACTGGTTTTTTTCTAAATTTTGCCATATTTATTCTCCTTATCTTACTTTAATTCTATTTCTATAAAGTTCTTCAAATATTTCTTTACCCTTATCAAATGGAGAATCTTTATGTCCTAAAAGATTCTTTATATCCCATATATAATAAAAAGTCGCTTGCCCTTTATACTTATTACACATATTCTCAATCTTCATTCTATATTCTTGTGCTTCCTTCGAGCGCCAATCTTCATATTCTTTATCAAAAGCAATTGTTATTTCGTTGGCGCCTAATACATTTGTGAGCAAACTAACTTGAAATTTATTTAAGCTGGAACCGCAACATGCTACTGTATTACTCCATTTACCATAATATCCATCATCCAATAATACAGATTTTTCACCTTCAGCAATTATTGCACTTCTACGCTTTTTAATTGCTTCTTGATGCTCATATATTCCATATAGGTTAAAATGGAGTGGATGTGAATATAATGTATTTGCAATTTGTACTGGCCTATATTTACCATATAATTCAGCTTCTTCTTTATCTAATGTTCGCGCGCGAATCCCTACCAATCTTCCATTAATATCAAAATGTGGAATAGTAATCTTATTTTCTGCGTTCCATAATCCAATATGAAACTTATCCATTACCGCTGGTTTAATTCCATCATGTAACCATAATGGATGATGATATGGAAGAAAGTACGATAACATTTCCTTTGGAAACTCTGTTAATTCTGGAATAGTGGAATCAAACTTATATTGATCAAAATTTATATCTGGTTTATATTTTTTCTTACTTGATAGTGTAATGTGCTTTAAACATTTCTTTACATAGTCAACCGCTTCTTCAAACTCAACTTTATGATAATTAATTCTCATAAACTTTTCATATAATTTAAAAATAGACATTGACTCATTACATTCTGTATAACATCTAAATATCTTATTATTTTGATACCAATATAACTTCATAGATTCTGCTTCATCAAGTGGATTATGACATATAGTTGGACAAACCAAATATCCTTTATCTTCATAAACAGCTATTTGGTCTACTCCTAAACTTTCTAGAAATGTTTTAACATCTTCTAATGTAATAGAATTGATTATATCTTGAACACTTATATCAAGCAAATCAAGAGTTGGGTCCAAACCTTCTAATGATGTTACCATTTATCATTCTTCTTCCTATATTGTAATAACTCTTTCTGTCGCACTTGAAAACAAATCTAACGGCTCACTTATTGGTTGATTCATTGCATTTGTAATAAATAAATCTTTTCTTTCTCCCGTGCCTAAATGTATTCTACTCCATATTCTAATCATTTTATAACGGCCCCGCCGCATTTTATAAATATCTAATACATGAGTTGGTGGATTATCTAATATACTTGCATCAATCGTGCCTGCGCGAACTGCTTCTCTTAACGTTGGAGTTACTGATTGCCATCCTTTTTCCGATACTCTTGTCATCACATATCCCATATCTGCTTTATCTGCAATAGCTTTTGCGCCACGAATACTTTTTTCATCTTTAAAATTCATTTCATCATCACCCATTGCGAGTGAGTTAACCTGAGTAGCAGAAAAGATAAATAAATTATAATCTTTTGCCAACTGTTTCAACTGATTTGCCATCATCATTAGGATAACATCTTCACGTACATTATTCTTTGAAAACATATTAATCATACTTGCGGTTGAATGAATATAATCAAAGAATACATATTTTACATTATCTACTGTTGCATATTTTCTAATTGTTGCTTCAACATTTTGAAGATTGGGATCACTTATTTCTTCAATCATAAAATAACCGCTATATTCTTCAATAATTTTTGCGGCTTGCTTTACTCTTATTAGTTCGCCCAAACCATAATTACCTGTCAAGATACTATCCTCATCAACACCAGATAAATATGCTAACATAATAGTTTGAAGTTCTTCTTTATCCATTTCTGTTACAATAAATAGAACTTTTCTTGGTTCTCGTGGGTCTCCATATGCATCAATTTCTTCTACAAACGCTTGCTTTTCATGTGACCATCGTTTAGGATATGCCAAATGACACGCATCAAATATTGCTGTTCTTGACTTACCACCACTAGTTGAAGAAGATTTGAGGAAGAAACAACCTGCTCTCGCGCCTCTACATACAGAACTAAATATTTTTCCCTCTAAACTTGGACCAATACTTGGTGACTTTTGCAATTCTTCAATTAGGGTTTCCAAACCTTCTGCGGGGTCACCTTGCATTCGACCACCATTGAGAAACTCATTTCTAATTTCACTATAATCTTTTTCAACACTATTTAATATATCTGATAGGGTTGAATGTTCCAACTTATCTAATATTTCTGCTTCTATTGCAGGGTCTTTTACATCTTTATCTGCAATATAATACTTACTAATATCATAATGTGCCTTTTGTAACTTTCTAAGCAACGAATATTTCTTTAATCTATTATAATATAATTTAAAGTTGCCTAATTGGGCATATTCATAAGCTTCCTTTAAAAAGTTAAGACCATTCTCAGCCTTATAAGCTTGTGCGGCTGCAGCGCCGCTCCTTTCAATCTCTTGATCTACTTCCAGCGGCGATAGCTCTGTAGCGCCCGCCTCATATAATTTTTTAATCGCGAAAAGACATACCTTCGCCGGTCTAAAATCAAAATCGTACGCTTGTATGTCTGGATACTCTAAAAATAATAGAGGTTTATACATTAAGCAACCGATAACTTGACGATACGCCATATTATCAGATAGCGTCATATAAGTCCTCCTTTACTCACTCTAAGAGTGCATCATCTAGATTAATTTCTTTTTTCTTCTTCCTATTCTCCTGAATAGGAACAATATATTCCTTCGTTTCGGTATTTGCTATGGCTGCGGCAATACTACCCGCACGTGCTTTCTTATCTGCACGCCAAACCTTCATTTTTGCCATACTTTTAGGATTTACTAATCCTAATGACTCTTTTAACTTTTTCATATGTTCTACATTATAAATATAATCTAAGCAATCGACAATCGCATCATCTGTATATCCATATTCATCTCTAAGCCGCTTTCTCTGCGTCCAAATTAATGGCCCAGGCGCTTTAATTCCAAATATCTGACATACTTTTATTTGAAATCTTTCACGCGCCATCTTTTCTTCATAACATTCTTTACAATACCAATATGTAGTTTTCCCTGTCACAGATGAATATTGGATCATTTCATCTTTATGAATATCCTGACCGCATCCATGACATTTTCGAGTTAGTCTCATTTAATTCACTTCCTATACTTTCATTCTATATAAAGTATAGCATAAATTCCAAAAAAAGTCAAATAAAAAGGAGCCTTTCGGCTCCAAATATAGGTGAGGATTTACACCTCACATACGGGCTTTATTCTCCATGATTCCAAGTTTTAACGTCCTCTCCGACTGGAGCCGCTTTTTCGGCGCGTAGTCTCAACCCTCGCCAACCGTCTACTGCTGCATCCTCATGGATTTGTATTTACGTCTACCTATTTCGTCACTATATTTATATTACATCAACTGCTTCACTTCATCAATAAACAGTTCAACTAGGTCTCCCTGTGAAGGAACAGCTTGACTCAACTTAAATTCTTCAGAGCCAAATACTTTCTTGATAATATCCTTCATAATAGCAAGATGCTGATTCTTTATCTCTTCATCTGCAACATCCAGATATTTAGTCCAAATTTCCTTGGCTTCAGCCATTACTTCTTGGAATGGACGATCCTTAATTTGTTCTCTTTCTACATGATCTGTAACTTGCGCGCCATTAAGTTCTACATCTTTATCAATAGCATCGCCAATTGCAGCTACTAGTTCTTCATAGCCGAATTTGATTTTAGGTGCCAAATACTTATATCTACTACCAGCAAATACATATGGAGTAGAGCGAGTATATAAATAACGAGTACTTTCTTTAGTTACTGGATCAAATTCAACTCCAATATAACCAATAATATCAACAAGTGCATCAATTACTTCGCGCATCTGACGAGGGCCATCTGGTTCAACCATTGTAATAGGATTACCATCCTCATCACGCATATCAGTACTTTTTTCCTTATCATGACAAATAAGGATAACACCAAAACCTAGCATGGTAATTTCACGTAGAGCCTCAGAGAACTCTTTCTTTACCATTCCCCAGCCGCCACCCCAGGGAATATCACGAATAGTATCAACATTTTCGCGCTGACAAATATATTTTTCACATAGCTCATATGCCCAAGTTGCTGTATCAATAACAACCGTATCATACATTTCTTTTGCTTGTGGTTTACGCAGCTGAGAAAGTACTTTCTTAAAGTCTACCCATTTGGGCATTGGAACATAATATTGTCCACTTAAGGCATTTAGACCCAATTCAAAGGCACAAGTTAATGTACGCGGGGCCTGTACTGCAAAAGAGGTTTTACCACTCTTACTTTTACCATAAATAAGAATATATTTGCCTTTAACCGAACGATCAATGACACTCGGTTTTAAATTAAAAATATCAATATCTGCCATTTAATTTCACCTCTCTGCTAAAAGTGGGGTAAGGCTTATGCCTTACTCCCAACTATACTTCGCATTAGAGGTTTCTGGCGCGTTTGCGCTACCAGCTCCCTGTTTAGGAGCGGAATTACGAGCATTGATCTGCATCTGCTCAATAGCAGCCTTGCGTTCAATGAACGCTTTCCTAATTTCAGCTGGGTCATAGGCGAAATCTTCATCTTCTTTCCTATCATCATTACCAGCGGTAACAATTAGTTCACGCACAAAACGAGTTGTGGTGTCCGGAATATCTTCACCCCAGCCGCTGGCCTGAACTTCTTCTTCCTGAGAAAGAACACGAATACGTCCTTTAACAGTAACAGTTTCATTTTCATGCCAGTTATCAGAGATATAACTAACAGCATCTGGATTCTCAACATAGAAATCAACTACGTCAAGTTTTCCACCATACTGAACAATACCACCTTGAATCTTTAGACGACCAGTTGTATCACCTTCGCGGTCAATTTCATCCATAATTTTCATAATGAAAATATCAGTAGCAAAAGAAGCAATATCACTTACTTTTACTTCATTGACAAAAGAACCACGAATCTGCCAACCATTAATCAGATTACCAGTACGAGATACAAAGTTATTTTCCTGTAGAGTGGCACCAGTCAGACGGACATGAGAAGCATTTTCAACACCGCACTTCTGTGCTGTCTTCATTAGTTCAAGGTCCTTAAGACTCTTCCACGCAGGATTGGGCTTACCAGTAGAGGTATACTCAGTCGCGAACATACCAACTTGGATATCACTGGTTTCGGTCTTTCCGCCGTAAGTCTGAGTTACACGGACTGTTACGGTTGCCCTCTTATACTGGCGACCGTCACTCAGTTTACCCTCGCCGGGCGCAACATCCATAAGAATACCCGCGAGATTAATTTTGTTGTTTGCCTGATTAGAAATACTTTTACTCATTTTACTTTTCTCCTTTGCTTCGTTTTTATTCTAAAATAGTTAATTAAAATTCAGCTTCTGCTTCCTTTGCAGCCTTCGCAGCGGCCCTTGCGGCAGCCTTAGCTTCTTTTTCTGCCTGCTTTGCAGCGGCTTTCTCGGCTTCTTCCTTCACCGGATCATAAACTAGACCTTCATCAGTTAGAGTATGATACTTAACAACCTTGGTCTTAGCCTTACGAGTTTCAGTCGCTTCTTCCAGCGTGATGGTTTCTTCACGAGTGATCTTGGAATAACCCTTCTTTTCCAGAGGATTGATACTACCGATTACTGCACTTAGAGAGATACCTAGAGCATCTGCAATCTCCTGCTTACTAAATTCTTTGCCAAAGTTTTCCTTTAAGAAATTCAGCACTCTCTCAGAATTAATAGTCATATACATCTACCTCACTTTATTCTTTATATTTCTTTTTATTTATACACATACTGCCAATGGAAGCCGTATGCTTTTATACCTTTTTTACATGCTCTACATATATTCGCATTTACTTCTTTACTAGTCGTATATTCATTTTCATATACCCATTTGCCAGCATCTTTAATCATATTAAATTGTAAATTCTTTTCCACACATAATACTTTCTTTTGCTTATTATCTATATGTTCTTCAAGTTTAAAATTAGAATAATCTTCTACTTTACACCAAGCATATCCTGCCGCAGTTTTTCTTTGTCCATGAACTGCCTGCCATATACTTGTTCTGCCGCAGTTAAAAGTTCTCATAACTTCTGTCATCGAATCAAACTTTCTAATAATACTTCCATCTATCAAAGATATTTGATATACTGAAGTCATACTACCTTTACCAAATAATTCATTTTCTTGTAAAACCTTGATTAAAGTTGGCTCTGAACATCCAATATCTTTACAAGTATTACCTAAATGTTCTTTATTTTCAAAGAAAGCATTTATTAAAGTTTCTGGGTCAAACTTCCAATTACCTTTTCCGCCGCGCGTTAAGTTGTAACTTTGATTACCTAATTCATCATATCTATATGTGTGATACTGTGCTATCCAATAAATTTCTCTTTCATCTAATTTAGTATTAGGAACTTCTTCAATAATTTCAAATTTAAAATTCTCTATTCCATATTTATTTATAGCACGATGAAGATAATATCTATTATCTTCGTCTTTATGATAAGCAGCATATACATGTGCCGCCCATCTTATTTCAATAGGCTATTTGGTTTGTCCAATGTAAGCCTTATTATTGACTAGATTAGTTATTTTATAAATATATCCCATATTAATCACCTTATTGATTAAAATTTGTAAGAGACTTGTGATAAGGCACATTATCTCAGTGGCTCATGACTTCCTCTGCTTCTCTTCTTACACTATAATTATATAACAAATTTTCAAAATAGTCAAATATTTAATTGTTATTTTCAAGTATAAAACTCATGTTCGCCATATTACGCGCATCTTCATCATCTTTAGCTTCATCTAAAATTTTCTGTAATTTAGGAATGGTTCGAGTTTGAAATCCTACTATTGCTTTTTTCAAATTATTAATTCTATCTTGAATCTGATTAACTTGAATCATTGCGCTTACCAATAGTTTTGCGATTTCATCTTTAGTAGGCACATAAGCATCTCCAGCTTCAGCTATCTTATCTACAAGGTTTTGATAATCATCACGCATAATAGTAGCAGTTTGTAAACCCTTTTCATCATTTTTTGTTTTGTCATATTCCATCACTTGTTCAGCAGAAACTGCTGTTGCTTGCGCGAGAGTTTTAAATAACTCAATGTAGGTTTTATCCATTCTTTACTCCTTTTACCGCCCGACCGGTAACTTTATATGTATTATCGCCAACCCATTTAGCCTCTTTTACATATCCATCTTTCTCAAGTTTAATAGCTTTAACGCCCTTGGTGACTCGACCGGTATAGCTAATTTCACTTAGAGAATAACAGTTGTAGTAGTTATTATTTGCGATAATTGCGATTTTATCGTCATCATCACTACTTAGGATCGCGGCAACTAATTCATCACCAGCATCCATTTTAATTGCGGCTGAACCCTTCTTGGCATGACTTGCATATTCACTTGGACGACTCTTTTTAATCATACCATTTCTTGTTACACAAGTTAAAGATTTGTGAGCATTAAATGTGAATGTATCAATTAGCAGGCGCGGATGTTCTCCTTCTAATTCAAACACTTCACTTACTTTATACTCTTTGTCCATCTTTAATTTGCTTAAAGATGCAGTATAATATTTACCAGCATTGGTAACTATTATGAGAGAACCAAGATTTGTAGTATAGATAATCTCTTGTTTGCCTTTAGCATTTTTACCTTTTTCAACTAACTTAATAGTCTTGCCATTATATAAAACCGCTATATCTTTCTCTACAATCTGTTCCGGTTCTTCTTCATCACCGAGAATATCCATAATTTTTGTGCGTCTAGCATCACCAAATTTTTCAGACACTATATTTAGTGCCTCAATAAGTGTTTTATCCAGGTCCTGGGGGCTTGATAGTAAGTGTCTTTGGTCTGCGATAAACCTATTAAGTTCTTCCTTCTCTGTGTTTAATTTTATCCCGTCAATTCGGGTTAGAGCGGAAAGCTTCATAGCAAGAATCGCTTCAACCTGTGGTTTATTGAATTTGAAGCGTTCTATTAATGCACTAGCTGCCGCAGAAGGACTATCCGATGCTCTGATGATTGCTACAACTTCATCAATATTTGCTACTGCGATTAGAAGTCCTTCCACTACATTTAATCGCGCTTCAGCTTTATCCAAATCAAATTTAACCATGTTACGCTTACAAGCACGAATATGTTCAATGTAAGCATCACACGCTTGGCGCCAACCAAATACCTTTGGAAATCTTCCTTGATCCAGCAATACCATATTGATTGAGAACCAATATTCGAGTGATGTATCATGATAAAGTTTTGCCATCATTTTCTGCGGGTTCACGCCTTTGCTCAAATAAATACGAATATCTGCTGTTTTTTTAGTATGGTCAATAACTTTGTCAATACCATATTCTGGATCATTTTGTGTAAGTTCAGCTAACTGATCTATTACTGTATTTGTAAATACACTATAAGGTAATTCAGTTGCTTGAATCATATTTTCTGTTGGATTATATTTAAGAGTCGCACGCATACGTACTGATTTTCCGCCGCCATGCCTTAAACTTTCTTTAATTTCATTCGCATTAGTAATAGTCCCACCTGTAGCAAAGTCGGGCGCGCAATATATTTCATCAAATGATACATGAGGATTATTAATGATTTTAATTAATGCATTATTCACTTCTTTAAGGTTGAACTGTGGTACCGAAGTAGCCATTGCCACGGCGATACCCGAACAACCATTAACGATATTCCAGTACCCAATTGACGGAAATACTGAAGGAATTTGTTCTGAATCATCATAATTCCAATACCATTCATTAATAGCGTTTTTCTTTAATCCAGCAAATAGATAATCAGAAAGTTCTGCCGCACGCATTTCGACATAGCGAGCAGCCGCATGAGAATCGGGAGAAGATGGATTTCCATAGCTACCTTGAACTTCTTCAAGAGGATAATGCGCGGTCCAGGGTCTAGACATACGAATGAATGTATCATACATCGCAACATCGCCATGTACATAGCTTTGAGTCATAGCTGCTGCTACGCTTTTCTGAGCCTTTTGAAATTTGTCTTTATGAGTTAGTTTGTTGGTATATTGCGCATATAGACCTTGGCGCAAACCAATTTTTAGCATATCTCTTACGTCTGGAATTGCGCGTTCTTGAGCAACTGAAGCGGCATATTTCAGAAACGCATCTTCAGTTGTCTTTTGAAAGTCTACATTTTTAATCATTTATATCATCCTTATATTTTTAATTCTTCAAAAATTAAATCATTTGGTAAGAAATTGCGGCATAGGTAAAATGAACCAAAACTTACACCTTTTTGTACTTCTTTCTTCTCAATATCAGTATAATAGTTAATACGCTTATCAAAGATTAAAGCTTGACAGTCTTTCATATATGGAAAACGTTTTTGACCCTGCAATGAAGGTATTGGTAATAGTATCGCGTAAGGCTTATTGAGTTCATATAGATGTTTAATAATATCATCCTTAATTGAAAATGGAGGATTAGATATAATAAAATCATAATGCTCAGAAGGTTCATATTCAAAGAAATTCTGTCCATTATCAATATGAGTTGCAATTACTTTATATCCTTCTGCTTTAAAAATCTTTACATATTCAGAATCTTCTTGGTCAAAAGGACACCATATTGTTATTGTATGTGCTGGATGAAAATATGCATCCAAATATTTGATTAGAGGTTTAATCGCATAAGCCGGAGTATAAACTTCGTCTGATGCTTTATCAGTTTTAGCTGTTAAGTATCCTTTATTTAAAGCCATAATATCACTCCATAATTTGATAGTCGCATCCATCTACACTCTTAATATATTCAAGCATATCTTTATACTCTGGTTTTGCAAACCAAGAACTAAGAAGATATGTATAAGTTACGCTTTTTGCACCAATAGCATTACCAATTTTCTTAAACTGGTGAATTTTAAAAGCACAGGTCTGCGGTTTTTCATCTGCAGAACCTGCAACCTGCTGAAATTTCTTTTCATAAATTCTCAATTCTTTAGTATTTTCATCGAAATATGCTTCATCAGGAAGAAGTTTTTTACTAATTATATCATTCCACTTAATGCCAAGTTTATTCATATATTTATATAAATTATGCTTGGTCAGATTAATTCCAGTAGAAATGACATGTACTTTATCTTCAAACTTCAAACCGGTACTAGTGTCTCTTGAGGCATGCGTCATTTTAAAATCATCCTTTCATTTTTTCTATAATTATTATATAATAAATTTTATTATTTGTCAATTATTTGAAAATTGGAAATCTTTTATAACTATAACAATCTTGTAAACTTATACCCCAAAACCAATTACATTTATATCCACCATGATTTTTAATATAATAAAATCTTCTAATTAAAAAATATTCTGGGTTTTGATATACTTCTCTGTCAAAATCATTTAATACTTCTTCCATATCCCAATCTTGAATTGATTTTTTACCTAAATCTAAGCAAATATAAATAGTATCTTTAACATCGTATCTTTTATTTTTAAATGGCATTATTTTAATTATATAAATATCATCTTGTGCATAAGCAAATTGATATTTATAATAATCATAATCTAGAAGATTATTAATAAATAAAATTTTAGTTAATGTTTCATAATAGCTATCTGTCATTAACGCACGAAAAATTCTATCCATATCTTCATATAAAAAGCTTACATGACGTGAGTTGGGTAATTCTTCTATATCTTGTAATTTTAATTTTGGAGATTTAGCTGGGCCGTTTCCTCGTGTTCGATTAAATCCAGTATTATAACTATCATAATAATTAATCCAATATTGTTCTCGCTCATTTAATTGACTTTCTTCACAATGCTCAATAATCTCAATTAACCAATCATCTAAATTATCTTGCATTATTTTATGCCAATCATCAGTATTGTCATTAAGATGTTGTTCAAGACGTCTAATTACATTATTGGATTTTCCAATATAAACTTTATTAGTTGATTTTTGAGTAATTTTATAAATGCCGCAATCATTCATTATTACTCCATTAACCTATTAATTCTTCATATTCTTGAATTGCTTCTTCAATATGAAATATTCCGTTTTCATCAATCATTCTATCTTTGTATTTTGGTCCAAAAATATAAATGCCATGTA